GAGTCCCCAGGGATCCTCCCCGACGAACTTGAGCTAATTCAGTCCATTGCTCCGGTTGCTCGTCAATATCGCGCAAAGATGTCTACATCCTCCGCTGCAGCTGCGGCAAATGACCAGCTGACCGCTATTTGCCTCCGCCTACACGCTAACGGCGTTCCGGTTAAAGACTTGGCCAAAGCTGCCGGAGTGACGTATCGAGCCATGTATCGACGCGTAAAGTTGACAAAATAGACGCACCTACTCTAGAGTTGTGATATTCTAGATAGACGGAGAGCACATTCTTTCACTAAAAGGAAGGATGTGCTTTTTTGTATCTAAAACTGAATAGAATGTCACTTTGACAATAAACGACCCCAGTACTAAAGAAATGAAAGGTAAGGTCGCTAAATGAAAAAGAAAAATAAACAACTAGTGTCAATATCATCTGCAATTATGTTGACTCTCGCAGGTTGCGCAGCATCAGCTGCTAATGCCTCTGTTGCTGAAAATGTGTCTACTCCTACAGTTATTACGTCTAAAGCTGAAAATGGCTATAGCTCGCTAGTAACTATGATGAAGGCACAAAAAGCTGCTAAGACAATGCTAGAAAAGCAAGCGCTTCGAACACAGAAGCTAATTGCCAATCACCGCAATCTCCAAGTAGCTCTTAAAAAAGTGAAAAAGTACGCAGGAAAGACCTGGTACGTTTTCTCTGGTGCAACCCCGAGAGGGTGGGACTGCTCCGGTCTCGTACGCTGGACGTATGAACAAGTAGGTGTCGAGTTAGAACATCGAGCCAATGTCCAAGCCAATTCTGGCGAAAAAGTAAAACACCCAATGCCTGGTGATGTCGTGGCTTTCTACCACAAAGGTAGCAACCGCTCATTCCACGTTGGCGTTTACTTAGGCAAAGGTAAAATGATTCATGCTTACCGACTTGGCATGCGAACAGTGATTCAACCAGTTAAAGAAGTTGTAAAGGAAAACTGGGGTGCTCGTGTCACATATACACGAATTCTCCCACAACTGCAAAATTAGTGCTAGTATTCAACTATGACATCTCAAACTGTATTGGTATTCGCAACTGTTGTTCTACTCCTAGTTGCGCCTAGCGTTTACAGTATCTGGAAATTACTCAAGATCCGCTCCGAGCAGAGAAAACTACAACCTCTGCTCGGGGTGGTTCTTCCAAAAGACAAGAAGAAAAAATGACTCGTTTTATTTTCTGGCTCCGTTCCATTTCTTGGATTCCTGTTGCCACTGTTGCTTTAGTAGTAGCAGCCATCATCTTTAGCTCAACCGTTCTGGCACTGTCTGCAGTGCCTCTAGCACTACTAGCAACTAAGGAGTAGCCATGTTAGAAATCGTAGCAACTATCCTCATTGGAATAATTATTGTTTCTGGTTTGACAATCTTAGCTTCAATTGCTATAGTTTTTATTAGTGGCCTAGAGACGGAAGACGATCTAGACGACTAAGCACCACACAACTAAATAGGAGAAACATGACAAAAAACGTAACCCTTAGAGTCGAAAACTTCGAAGAGCTAAGAGATTCGCTTCATCAAACCGGACTGTTCGACATGGCTGACTGCATTGTAGAGATCAGTTGTAACTTAGACGGCTCAGTTAATGAAGTAGAAAAAATGTTCAGTTTTATCAAGACAACAATCAATGTTGTAGACACAACTGTTATTACTGACAATGAAATAGAAGATTACAAAATCCAGTTACGAGAAGTTGACCCACCGTTTATGCGTGGAACAGCTCGACGTGCCCGTAAAAACTAATTTGACAAAACCGAAAGATAACCTGTAAAGTGACGATTATGACAACTACATTTATTAAAAAGAACCAGATGCTTCCTCAGTACATTTACGAGGAGTTTGAAGGTCTATCCAATAACGACCACCGAGACACGCTAATTCGTTCTCTACGTTCAGCTGGCTGGACACTGGAGTCAATCTCTGCGGCTTCTGGCATTACCCGCGAGCGAGTTCGACAGATTGCTCTTGCTCCTAGCTCGGATAGTGCCTCCGTTCCAGTCGAGATCCCAGAGCCTCCAGTAAAGCCAGAGAAGTCTAGACCTGTCTATATAGAGCCAACTCCGGAGACTCTCAAGCGTTTGCTAGAACTTCAGCCTTACGCTCAGCAGGTTCGCTCAAATGGCAAGAAGTATCGTGCTGAGGCAGAAGAGTACACATCACTTCTAAACTACGCTCACGTTACCGAGGGTGTAACCCTCTACCGACTTGCTAAACGTCTTGGCGTAACTCATGGAGCTCTACGCTTCCGTCTCGTACGCTACGGCTACAAGCAACCTGTAACTGCTACTTCTAAGGTCTACACCCCGATTGTTCAAGAGAACCGTTTAAAGTAGGGTAAAATAGCCCTATGGGTAAATCTATTATGGAGCAAATTGCTCTTCTGCCACCAGAGGAGCAGTATGCTGCATTATCTGGAATGGACCCGGACGCATTAATGTGGGACTGGTCTGTTTGGGGTCGCCCTGAACAGCAGGCTCCTCCCGGTGATTGGAATGTCTGGCTTGTACTTGCTGGACGTGGTTTTGGTAAAACAAGACTTGCGTCCGAGTGGGTTCGTGAGCAAGCTAGGTATACCAATACCGGCCAACGTCGTTTCGCTCTTGTAGCTCGTACCGCAGCTGACGTTCGTGACGTTATCGTTGAAGGTGAGTCTGGCATTATGAATGTCACTCCTCCTTCCGAGCGTCCACTTTACGAACCATCAAAGCGACGCTTAACCTGGCCAAATGGGAACGTTGCTTCACTCTTCACTGCTGACGAACCTGATGGTTTGCGTGGTCCGCAGTTTACACACGCATGGGGTGATGAGATTGCTGCTTGGCGTCAAACTCCTGATGCCGCAGGTATGACTGCGTTTGACAACTTACGTGTTGGTACTCGTCTCGGTGCTCAGCCAAAAATTTTAGTTACCACTACCCCGAAGCGTACTCAGCTTCTTTACAAACTTATTGAAGAATCTCGTACTGACCGAGTTGTCATTACTAAAGGTTCGACTATGGACAATGCTGGAAACCTTTCTGGCTCTTACCTTGATACTATGCTTGGCGTCTACGAGGGTACAGCCCTTGCTCGCCAGGAGCTTTATGGTGAAATGCTCGAAGCCGTGGAAGGAGCGATGTGGACAGAAGAGATGATTGAAGCTGGACGCCAGCTTTATATGCCAGTCTCGACTCCTCTCCGTTGTATAGGTGTTGACCCCTCTGTTGCTGAAAACCCACGAGACGAGTGTGGAATTGTTGTTGTTGCCTCTACTTCAGAGCACGACCTCTACAAACGCCAAGCTTGGGTTCTTGAGGATGCTTCAGTTCATGGTTCTCCAGATGTTTGGGCTAACAAGGTTGTTCAGATGGCTCGTAAGTGGGGTTGCCCAGTTATTGCTGAAGTAAACCAGGGTGGTGCCCTGGTCCGAAACGCAATCAACACAATCGATCCAACCATCAAAGTCCTTGAAGTCCACTCTAAGCAGGGTAAGCAGTTGCGTGCAGAGCCAATTACTATGGCGTATCAGCAGGAACGCGTTCACCACGTTGGTCATGCACTCTCTGACCTCGAAACTCAGATGATTACCTGGATTCCAGGTGAAGGAAAGTCCCCTGACCGCGTTGATGCACTAGTTCATGCTCTAACTGCTCTACTAATTAAGCCACCTCCTGGTTTTTCTGGCGGAAAGATCCGTGCAAAGAGCATGGGAGATAGAAAAATCCCTGGAATTGGTAATAGAGGCGGAAGCGTGTTTAAAATCCGATGAGAATTCTTTTTGACCTGTTTCCAGCCGTTTTAGTCGCTGCAGCACCCGGTTTAGTTGAAGATTTAGACGAAGTTAAGGTGGTTCCGCCTACTGAAGGTACTTTTATGGTGGATAAGTGCCGAATAGTGGTTGATGAAGACTTGATTATTGTTGCTGTAGACTCTCCAGATGGTGCTAAAGTTATTTTTCAAGAAGAGTATGACATTTTTGTTAAGAATCGCTCTGGTGAGAGCAAAATTATGACTAAAAGTGGAAAAATGCTAGCTTTTAAGCGTGATAACGACTGCGGGTGTGGGTCTAGACTTAGAAGCTGGAATCCAACCCGAACTCTTAACACTTTAAAGGGTAGATAATGATCTTAGAGCCGCTTACTTTTGTAATACTTGCGCTTGCAGCTTTTAGAGTTACTCGTGTAATCACTACAGACGTTGTTTTTGAATCCGTTAGAGAAAGAATCTGGAAAAAGTTTCCTTCATCTAAAGGTTTTGGATATTTAATCACCTGCGATTGGTGTACTGGATTTTATGTCTCAATCGCTTTTGTTCTTGCCTACCTGCTAGTCCCTGTAATTGTATATGTGGTATCATTAGTACTGTCCATATCTGCAATTATTGGTCTACTAGCGAATCGCTAAAACCTAGGAGCCCCCTTTGGGAATTTTTAAGAAAAACGCAGACCAGCCGAAGCGTAGAAGTGCTACTGGTGTAAGAGCTTCGGCACCAAGATCTGCTACCCCTATCGCTCCGGGCATCTCTGTAGATTCTTTTGGACTTGTTTACGCTGAGCCAATTGCTTTTAACGCTCCTCGTCCTCTTACTGCTGCCGCTGCTCAAATTAAAATTGGTGACAAAGGTGAAGCCGAGCTTTTCAAGTCTCGTCGTCAGTCGGCTTCTTCTAGCTGGCAAACCGAAGCTTGGGAATACTACGATTCAATTGGAGAAATAAAATATGCATTCAATCTTGTTGCGTCTGTCGTATCTCGGATACGCCTTTACGTTGCTGTTGTAGACGACCCAGCAGAAGCTCCTGTTTCAGTTGATAAGTCAAACACCATTGACCCTCAGCTTGCTGCAGCATCTAAGCGTGCTCTTGCTCGCCTTGATAGTGCCTACGGAGGCCAGTCAGGTTTGCTTAAAGACTGTGCCCTAAATCTTCAGGTCACTGGCGAGTGCTATCTTGTTCAGGTTCCAGAGCGTATCGGTTCTGGACTCCCTGAGAGCTGGGACATTCGTTCTGTAGACGAACTACAAGTTGACTCTAGAGGGAACTACGTAATCCAACCTCGTCGTGAAGTTGGCGGCGGTGTTCCGTCAGCAATGTCATCTGGCAAGGGTGCTATCAAACTTCCGAATGATGCATTTATTGGACGTGTTTGGAAAGCCCACCCTCGCTACTCGCAAGAGTCTGACAGTTCGCTACGTGGTCTTCTCGATCTTTGTGCAGAACTACTTCTTCTTAACCGCACATTCCGTGCTACAGCACGTTCACGCCTAAACGCTGGTGCTCTTTATCTTCCAGACGGTCTATCTGTTGCAGCGTCTCCAGATCCAGACTATCCTTACGATGAAGATGGCAACTACAACGAGCAATACAACCCAGAAGAAGCTGCAGACGACTTTGAGGACCAGCTCATCGATGCGATGACAACTCCTATCAAGGACGAAGACTCAGCGTCTGCTGTTGTCCCACTTATCATTCGTGGTCCTGCAGAACTTGGCGACAAGATCAAGCAGTTTAAGTTTGAGCGTTCATTCGACGCATCTCTTGTCCAGCGTGCTGACCGTGTACTAGAGCGTATCATGCAGGGTCTAGACGTCCCTAAAGACGTCGTGACAGGTCTTGCTAACGTTAAGTACTCTAACGCTCTTCAGATCGATGAAGCCCTTTACAAGGCCCACATCGAGCCTTTGATGCTTCTCATTGCAGATGCACTAACTGTTGTCTACCTACGCCCATACTTGATTGCAAACGGGTACGCCGAAGCTGATGTTAAACGAGTACACATCTGGTATGACCCAAGCCAGATTGCAACTCGTAACGACCGTGCATCAGATGCCGACATGGGCTTCGACAAGATGGCCGTCAGCTACGACACCTGGAGACGTGCCCACGGATTCTCAGACCAGGATGCTCCTAGCCCTCAGGAACTTGGCCTGCGTCTGGTAATTAGCAAGGGTATGATTACACCTGAGTTCACCGAGTCTATGCTTGCAGCTGTTTCTCCAGAAATTATGGACCTAGTTAGAGCTAAGTCTCAGGCTAATAATCCAGCCCCTATGACTCCTGATATTCAACAACTCCTACAAGGCATCCCGGCAGGACAGGGTGCTCCAATCCCTGCTCCGGGAGAACAACCAGCCGCCGCTCCAACCCAACCACCAGTCCCGCTAGCCGAACCCGAGGTATAAAAATGCACCAAAACGTCGAACTTGTAGAGAAGCTCTCTCACTTGCTTTCTGACACAGTAACTATAAAGTTTATTGCTC